GTTTCCGGTCCTGGAGGAACTGTCGGATCAACCGGAGGAACTGTCGGATCAACCGGAGGAGTTACCGGAGGCGGAGGAGTTGTTGGAACCATCGGTTCACCNGGCTCACCTGGTAAAAAGCTTTGACTTGGCGCTACTTCCCATCCGGGAGGTGCTGTCCAACCGCCACTTGGCGCTGACCAAGTTTCTCCTGTCGTTGGATTCCAATACTCTACGAGCGCCATTGTTGCAGGACCCGAAGGCGGTATAAATCCGGGAGGTGCGCCGCCTGTTCCTGGAGGAGTTACCGGAGTATCTGGTGATCCTGGAGGAATGTCCGGCTCATGTGGCATAGGGGATTTATTATGCGACAACGCAGGTACTGGATTTTCTTCTGTTCCGCCTCGTAGCATGTATGTTTCTGTTTTGTCCACGGAAAGGCTGATTACAGGGCCATCGGAAAAAGATTTTTTGTTATCAACAACTAAATCGCCGATTACGTCCCCTTTTTCTAGGTCCATTACTTCAACAAACCCTTTACCTTCTACAAAATAAGGGTGGGTATAAGAGGAGACAATACTGTTGCCTTCTTCAAAAAAGACCTCGCACCTTGGAACGCCTTCAATTCTTTGTACTCTAGTCACTTTCTGAGGGGTCTCTGAAGTTGCTACTTCGTCCCCTACTTTAAGCTCTCCAGCTAATATCCAATCGTTGTTTGCCAGCTGTATGTGTTCTTCTGGACTTGGACACATTGCCCATTCTTTTTGAAACTTCCACATTGAATAGTCTGCAAATCCGGGATCTCCCATTTTCGGTGGGTTTGCCTCCCATTCGGCTATTTTTTCAGTAGTTATATCAGAAGGGGTCCAAGGATTAACTTCTCTTTGTGGTGGGTTAATTGGTAACGGTGGGACAGAAGGAACAGGTACCGATGGTCCTGGATCAGTTGGTGTAGGAATAGGAGGGGGCACATCAAAAACAGGAGGCTCCATAATTGGATTGCCTTCATCGTCATATACATATTCTGGTCCAGCAGTGCCCAAAGGATATCTACCATATCCTAACCCACCCATTGTGCCATCCGACACTGGTCCTGGATCAAAAACCGATGGTGCTGGTGGACTTACTGTAACTGGTGGTTGCACAGGCCGTTGTGTTCCTTTTGGAAGAGCGTCTACAACTTTTTGTATGTCTGGGTCTTCTATAGCAATTGGAGGTACCGACATTGGCGAAGGCACTGGTGCTACAGGCATAGATGGCATTGTTTTTGTGTCTGTGATCGGACCCACAGGTTCTGGAATCCGCATGGGTTGTTCAGGAAATTTGGACGTTTGTCTTCCTGGAAAACTAGGTCCTGATATAACTTGTTCAATTTTTTCTTCGATACTTGGTGGTCTAGGTCCTATAGGTCTGTCAGCATCCATTGGTCTTCTAGGTGGTGTTTGCTCTATTGGTTGCAATGTTTCTGGATCTCTCAAACCAGCGGCAAATTGACCAGCATAAAGAGCGTCTGTCAAATTTATCTGACCATCTTTATTCGTGTCATAGTCTTCACGATATTCTGCGTTGTTGTAAGGTTGTGTAGCTAAATATTTAGCAATCATGTCTTTTAATTCAGTTGACCCAGCTGACTTACCGCCCATTTCTATTGGTCTTTCCGTTTGTCGATTACCTAATGGATCTCCAGTGCCATCAAAATCTTTTGCTTCAAGTCTTGAAATGATGTCTCCAAGCATAGCAGCTAACGCTGGATTGGCAGCTACTTGTGCTTTTAGTTTTGGTAGATCGGAATAATTGTATACTATGTCCGTTGGACCAATAATATAACCGTCGTTGCCTCTGTTGCCTCTTCCTCCTAGAACGGAAGCTATTCCGGTTGGTGGACGTTGAAGAAACTGTTTCCTTGGTGGAATCTTTTTAAAAGGCAGTTCCTTAGTTGTAGGAAGCATTATTGGACCCGTTGTTGTACTGGGCATACCAATTCGTCTAGGTCCTGTTGTGCTAGGTCGTCTTGCCACTGTCTTTTTCCATNTCTTTTTTAATTCTCTCTCTTTCAACACCGGCTTTTAATGCTGCGATGTCTTCTTGAGATTTNATCTTTTCTTCTTCCGCTTGATCTTTCTGCACAAGTTTTGCTTTGTCTAGCTTTAACTTTTTCTCAGCAATTTCTTTATCGTCTTGGTTTTCTTGTGCTCGAATCTGAAGNTCTTGTTGTTTTAATTGTACCACTCCATCATCGGGTGGTGTCAAGATTTCTTCGAGAGAAGGCATAATTGTTTCCATAAGCTCCACTTCTATGCTCGCCTTCAANGCCTCTTTTTCTGGATTNGGNGGAGGCGGTTGTTGTGGCATACCNGGAGGAGGTGTTGGTCCGCCTTGTTGCATTTGCGGCATCATGCCTTGTTGNGGCATAGGTTGTTGTTCNGGCATTTGCTGGTCGGCAACTTTCTGTGCTTCTAATGATATGTGTTGAAAGATATGTGACACCAAAGACGGCACCGTTGCTGGATTCATCATGGCCACAGGACTTTCTAATAAGGTTAGGTGCGCCTCAATGTGCGTCATGTGTTCTTGTTCAGGGAACGCTGTCGCTGGAGCACCCATGATTGCTGCACCGTTTTCTTGCGCTGGGTCCATAGGAGCGGGAGGTGGAGGATCAGGCAGTAACAGTGCTTCAATGTTTTCTGTTCCTAACGCTTCATACATTCTGCGATAGGATTCTTTAATGTTGTGTATTTCTGGATTACTTTGCACCAGTTGTAGTTCTTGTTGCGCAAGTGAAATCCTTTGACTCATTGAGAAGAAGTTTGGATCAGAAACAGGAACCACATCAACGCGGTCGTCAAAGTCCTGTTGTTTAATCGTCTGGTTTCCGCCAGCAACAAGATACGGGTATTCTGGTGGTAGATATTGCGCAAACAACCTTGCCAATATTTTAAACTCTGTTTTCTGCGCGTAATGCAATCGTTTGTGTACTGCCGACATGACACGAGTGCCTTGCTCTAATAAAGCCATGGTTGTGCCGACCGGTAGTTCTTGATTGCCTTCGCCGATTTGTAGGTTTGCCAAAGAAGCAAAACGTTGTCCGGCTTCAACACAGGTTCCCATTAATGCAAGCAATGTTTGCGATGGTTCTTTATATGGTAGTGGTACTAAAGAATCTCGAAGCGCGCCTCCCGGTGCATCAACATCGCGAAACTCTCCGGGCTCTAGTGGAGTCTCGTCGTCCCTGATTCTAAGGCCTCTTGCTTTAAATCCAGCAGGAAGGTTCGCGAGGGTTCCCGCATCTATTAATTGTCTAAGGGCCGCCGTTGCAGTTTTAGACAAACCGCCGATCATGTGAATGAGTCCGAATCCGTAGAAACCCAATCCTGGAAGGAATTTGTAATGAACAAAATACTGAGTCTTTCTTTTTAAAGGATCATTTTGATCGTAGTTTCTACGGATGGACAAAACTTTGTTTGATGTTCGATCAACAGTAATGATATAAGGAATGTGCATCCCGTCGGGATCTTCAAATCCCGGTATGTCCATGGACACATGAAACTCCAAGAGTTCATACATCATTTCCGTTGTGCCACTAGCCGACACGCCTTCGAGATCATCCACTTTGTCTTGTGGCTTGCTGTCTATGTTTGTCTCGGACGGTTCAATGGATATGTCTCTGTAGAATCCTGCAAGTTGTTGCGCTCGAACTTCGTTGTATGTCATTTTGACAATGTGTGTTACGCGCTCGCAAGTTTCTAAATCACTTGCTGTATACGGAACAACTAAATCTTCTGTGGGTACAAAGGTGCTGACCGCTCTTTGTTTGCTTGGATCAAAATAAACTTTCTTAAACGCAGACCCTGCAAGCGGTAAATAGAACAATAATTGGTCCATTTCAGGGGTATATTCCTGCATTTCGGTGGTTATTTGGTAGTTCATGTACTCTTGAACTCGATTGGCTTGCGCCTCAATTTCGGGTGTTTCCATGCCCATTACCTGTGTTTTTACAGGTCCTTTTGATGGCAAAAGCTCTTTAAAGGCTTGAGCTTGGAATTGTGTGACTGATTCTGCTAGGAGGGGGTGGGTGACACCGCTTGCGCCTGGAAACGGACGGTCGCGATCTTCGTATTTGAAACCGAGTAGGTCTAAGCCTTCGACATAGGTCTGTTCCCAATCTCCTCGGCTTGCATGATCTTCGTCAAAGTCGCCGACTAAATCATTGGCAATCAGTCCCAGTTCTCCTTCTTCTAAATAATCCGCTAGGTTTGCGTCGAAAGGAATCTGATCCATGAAGTCCGTGTCCATTTCTTCCGGACCAAAGTTTATTTCCGCTGATCCGTCTTCAATAAACGATACCGAAGCACCTTGGTCCATGGACATTGGTTCTTCGATTTCTACTGTTTCGCCTGCTTCGACGTCTAAGTCAATAAGATCAGAGATCCGATCTATGTTCGTCGGCTTGTTGTCGCCTATTGCCATTGGTTAGTCTCGAAACAACTCGTTCAACAGCAAGTCTTCAGGAGACAGGAAAGAAAATTCTTCAAGTCCTGGCTCTGGATCAGGCATGTCGTAACCCATCTGAGTTGCGTCCATCATTTCACCAACAGCATCACGAACAAGCCCTGTGTCCATTTTACCAACAGCTTGGCTTGGCTCTCTCATGCCTCTGAACTCTGGTCTGATTAGAAAAGAATCTTGTATCATTTCAGGAAGTCTGCCTTCTCTGGCCGCCCCTTCCATCATTGAGCCTCCAATAAATCCTACGCCTCCTGCTCCTACCATTTTTATAATGTTCATAGAAAGTTGAGCTGGATCTGATTGAGCCAGTTGAGCGGGAGTTGCGTTTCTAATTGCTGTTGCTGCTGATCTAATCGTCTCTACTTTTTTAGCTGCTGGAAGATCCATTTTCATAACTGAATCCCTAATCATTTGCATGGTTTCGTCTCCAACTTGTTTGGCTCGCATGGCTGTGCCAGGGGCGGGGTTTGACATCCGGATCATATCGTC